TTAGCGTTGTCAATTTAATACTCCCTCATATATTTTACCAAACTTCAAAGCGTTAATTTTAACTAGCTGTTTCAAGTCTGATATGAATTGCTGTTCTCCGTCAAAGTCAAATGGCATTGATACATTTTCCTTGATCCAAGTGAAAGCACCGTCAAAGTCTTGTTTTAGTAAGCTCATCTTATCCACGATGTCGATAATTTGCTCTCTCTCTTCTGCTGTGTACATGTAACCAACTTTCTAGAAAGGAAGTTCTGATTCATCAACTTCAATCTGTTCAGATTTTCCAAATAAGTCCTGTTTAGCTTGTGATTGACTATTGTTATCATTAGTGATAAACACTTTTTCAACAGTAGGGAAAACAAAGTTATAATTTACGTATTCGCCTGATTCCTTAGCTTGTACACGACCGCTGACCGTTATGGTGTCGCCTAATTGAATGAAGTCAGGCAAGAAAGCCGAACCATACGCAACTTTTACATTAGATCCCTTTTCTTTTTCAAACAATGGAACAGAAATAATTTTCTTGTCGCCTTTTGCTGTGTTTACTGTTCGTGTATTCTTTTCGTTTACTTGTGCTGTAACTGTGATAATTGCCATTTTTTATTTTCCCTCTGTTGCTTTCCAAATTGTCATGATATCAAAGATTTCTTTTTTTGTCTTTGTTTTAAGTAGTTCCATGTTAGGATATCCAAGTTCTTCAGCTCGATTTAGCGCTGGTTGAATCTCTCTAAGTCGTTGTTTTTCTGCTTCAAGTTTTCGTTGTTCTTCTGTCAAGTCAGGGAGGTCTTCATTCATGTAGATATATAAACCTAAACCGTGCCTTGCGATTGCTTTTACTAAACAGCGTTGAATTGCTTTATTCACGTCCATTGAAGTCAGTTTTTCAAGCGGAATTGACTGGTTTCGATAGTCCATCACAGGAAGATGCTCAATGTGCTCTAACCCCTCGATAGTAACTCCAACCTCAACCCAAGCTGTGCGACCGTCTGTGTGGTAATTCCAATCATCCTTGTTCTTATAAATCTTGTTTGTTGATTCAGGATATATTTTTTTTACTTCTGCCCAAGCAAATGCCCAACTCAAATAATCAAGATTGTTCTTTTTACTCTTTTTGTCATTGACATTAATGACACTTAAGGTTTCAAATACGCTCATTTTTTCCTCCATTTATAGTACCCGGCTCTTTTTGCTTTTCCGTTACAACAACGGCATATACTACTTGCATCAATCCCTGTTTTTTGCTCAGCTTGTCTAATTGATTCAAATTCATTTAATACATTGTCATTTAAGTCTAATTGAATAACTTTTTTAAAGCGTTTTTCAGCAGCCCTTTTTGTTCTAGTGCCATGTATGATGTTTTCTCTTACAGTACACCATTCAAGGTTACTTAAATCATTATTTAACTTATTTTCATCAATATGGTTAACTTGAGGCTTTTCGTCAGGGTTATCTATAAAGGCGGTCGCTATAATTCTATGAAGAAGTCGAAATTTCTTTTTATCATGCCCATATAAGCAATGAGTTAAATATCCATATTTATTAAGCTTAGGTTTAAGCACTCTACCGCTTTTTATATTTCTGACTTTGCCTAGATTAGACACTTCATATTTTTCAAAACCCTCAATTTTAACAAAAGTTTCAAATACGCTCATTCGACAATCTCTTCTTTCCAGCCTTGGTTTTTAAGCTCTAAGACTTTTATCAAATCAGATTCACGAGATAAATAAAACTCCGAAGCATATTCTTTTGTCAAAGTGTGAAAAGCATGTCCAAAGTAAAGTTTCTCTTTATCGCTTGTACTATCTACTTCATTAAATTCTAAGTACATCACTGACCGTTTTTCCTGTGCTGTATCTGAAAGCTCATAAAAGTTATCTTTCTCTTTTTTAAGTTTTTCAGTAACTTTTTTCACAACTTCTTCAAGCAGTTTTTCATCAAATTTAATATTAATTGTTTCCATTTTCTCCTCTTTCTATAATGAATACATCGCCTTGTCTTGTAATTTCAATATTATATTTGAGCATTTGTAGGATCCAACCTTCGTCACAGTAACTCCATAATTCACTTATCAAGCCATATAAGCACTCGTTAGGCTCTACTCTATACTTTGTTTCGTTCATCTCTTTAAGCTCTTTAGACAGTTTCCTAACGCCTCTAGCATAATGTTTACTTGCTTTTTCTCTTGCTTTTAAACTTTTGTAGTTGCTTTTCATATATGAACTCTCTAATATCGTCTTTCTGCTGTTTTTCCTCTTTATCAGACCAGCCAACTTTTTGCCCTTTTCGTTTGCCACTTTGATAAACTCGTCTGTTATCATCAGGAAAGCCATTTTTCTCGAAGTACATTCTAGCATATTCAAAGTAATTTAAACTGTTGATGTACTGCTGACTATCCTTTTTGTGATAATTAAGAGTTATCACTCGCCTTTCAGCTAAACTTTGGAAAGATGTTATCATACTTCTTCTTCAACGAAACCTAAAGCTAACAAGGCTTTATATTCCTCGCTGCCTTCTTTAACTTCAAGAGCATCTTGTTCGAATTTTGTTAATTGTCTAGACTGTCCAGCATAATATAATGCAGTTCCTCCGCTACTATCAGAAAAGTTATAAAACTTAAATTTAGGTTCAATAACTTCATAACCGTTAATGACAGCTTCAACCATTTTCGATTGCTCGTAACACTCAAAAGCACTACTTGGATATTTAACGCCGCCTATCCAATTGTATCCATAACCAAAACGAGTGATGTGACAAAGCGCTCGTTTTTTGTTTATTTCATCTTCAAGGTTTCCAAAAGTTTTAAGAAAATCAGCTTGTTCTTGAGTTAATTTAACTACCATTTGTTAGTTCTCCTTTATTTCTATATATACAATTATACCAAAATTATTTACTATTATCAAGTATTAGATGATATTTTTTCATTTATTTCTACTTTTAATTGCAAAGCCCTAATCAATGCACGCTTAGAATAATCATTTTCACAAGCTATATGCAATTTTTTAGACTGTCTGACTAGAAATTCAGCACGACCAAGCCATACTTTGAAAAGTTCATCATTGTGCCACTCCGCTTTTATCATTTCATCTAATGCACGATATAGCCAGCCATACACTTCAGCGTGTAAATTAATAGCTTTGTTCTTGTAGTCGTTCATTGAGTTCATTTTTTGCTCTCTCTATTAATTCAAAGTCATAACTATATAAAACAGGTTTTGAATATTGTTCATTCATGTTAAACCTTGAATAATAGTCATAGAAGTATTCATTTACTTTTTCATGGTAATAAACAACGTATTTTTTATCATTCATTTTCTGTTACTTTTCCTTGCTCTTTAGCTAAGTCTAAGAAAGCCTGTGCCGATTCTTTCGTAACTTCATTTTCTGTTTCCTTTTTGACTTTTTCCACTAGTTCGCTATCAGGTTCTTTTTTATCTTGTTCAATTGATGTAAAAGCCGAACCAACATATCCCCAAAGAATTTCATTATTGAAAGCAAAGTTTCTAGCAAATACTTTCATGATAGAATATCTGTTTTTAGTCTTACTATTAATCTTTGGCGACATAGTAAAGGCTATCTCGTACCATGCAGAAATAGTTGTAGCTCCTAATATATGGCTCGGAATGATACGGAAGTCACGTTCTGTTAAAGATTGCTCTCCAACCTGTTTTCTAGCATGTGCCACAATCATAAAGGTCACATACTTGTCGTGCTTCATATCTAAAGTATTTCTAAGGCTAGTGATTCCTCTTAGGACTTCTGCCATTGGTTGGTTTGCATTGATTATCTCATTATCTTCTAACAAGTCTTTAAGAGGGTCTAAGATAACAAGTCCAATGTCTTTTTCTAGTATGAAGTTATATAGCTCTCTAAGACCTACATTGTGCTTTTTCCCTTGGCCGTCATATTTCCATGTATCAAGTTTGAAAGCTCCACCATGTAAGAAATACAAGTTATCAGGACTGTCTCTTCTTGAACCTTTCAAGCGCTGATGTTCTGTCAGTCTGCTATTCTCGTTCTGAATAAATAACACGTTAGTTTTAGTTGTTTCTCTGCCAGCGAACGGCTCTCCTAGTGCCATTGCCTGCGCTAAGTCTTGCGCTAGTGAGGACTTCATGCTCTTTTCACTACCTGTTATAAGACCAAGTGAACCTTTAGGCAAAATATCTTGTACATTCCAAAGCAAACCGCCTGAAAAGTCTTCTGATTCTTTAAGTTCTTTAGCTGTGCTTACTTTATCAAATAGG